GGTTCCCAAACTGGGTTTACGCAACATCCCCGGCAAGGGACTCACGGTCAACGTGCCGATTGACGCTGAAGCGGACGTGCTCTTCACGTCAGTCGCAGAGGCCGGCAACATCGGTCAGGATGCCCCAGCAATCAGCCAGAAGGCGATGACGCTTGTCAAGTACGGCAAGTACATTACGCTCAGCTGGGAGCTGCTGCGTGACGAGGATGCAAGCCTGATGGCGTTCGTCAACGACTGGGTCGCCCGTGGTGTAGCGGCGACGGAGAACAGCCTGTTGATCACCGAGGCGCTGGCAAATGGCACGGCGGGCTTGACGCTTGACGCCGCCGCGGCAATCGGGGCGGGCGAGATCCCCGAACTCGAAGGCAAACTCATGCCGGAGTACCAGGACGGCGCTGCATGGATCATGCACCCGACCACCTACTCGTATCTGCGCCAGTTGTTCGGTACGAGTCAATTCACGTTCAACCCGGGCTTTGCTGGTGAAACGCCGGGCTTCGGCTATCCGGTTCACCGCTCCAGCTACGCCACGGCGTTGGGAGCATCGGCCAAGTCGCTGATCTTCGGCAACTTCAACTTCATGGGCTTCCGCCAGGGCACGTCCATTCAGATACTGAATGACCCGTACACGGCGGCTGCAACGGGGCAAACCAGAATGTGGTTCTGGTTTGATGCGGTCTTCGGCGTGCTGCAAGCCGAGGCAATTCAGTACGCGACTCACCCGAGCGCATAGCGAATGAACGTGCTGATAGGAACGCCGACCTACGCGGATAAGTTGCGACCGGAAACGGTCACAGCCGTCCGTGCCATGAATGGGGCGGGACAATGGGAGGTCATAGACCATAATCCATATCCAGCGCCTGACTTGCGTAACGTAGTGGCGTCCTATCAGCACCTTCGCGACGTGTTCCTTGCCGGCAACTGGGACGCCTTGCTAACGGTCGAACATGACATGGTTCCGCCCGTGGACGCACTCGACAAACTGGTTGCGCTGGATGTTCCCGTAGCCTATGGCGTCTACCTGCTCAGGCACGGAACGAAGATGCTCAACGCATGGGAATACAACGGGACACGCGCCCTGGGCGAAAGTCTATCCTTGCACCCACGCCGTATGCCCGACATCACGACAGGCAAACCTATCCGAGTGTCGGGTGTCGGGTTCGGTTGCACGCTGATACGCCGTGACATAGTGGAACGGTTTCCGTTTCACGACGGGGCAGCGACGGGGGCGACAGCGCCGGATGTCCCATTTGCCCGCGATTGCATATCTCACAATGTGGAACAATGGGCGCATTTCGGCGTGTTGTGCGGGCATGTAGAGGACGGGCAGATTCTATGGCCGTCTGTCAGTGGACTGGGGCAGACAATGAAAGTAGTTGCAGCGCAGAATGTGACGGTATCCGTCAATCGGCAGAGTGTACGGCTGGAGGTCGGCAACGAGTACGACCTGCCGGTTGACTTGGCAAGCGAACTGGAACGGGCGGGCTATGTTACTGGAAGTCCTGACGCGCACGCACAAGCGTCCGAAGGCGCTGGAACGAAACCGCAAAAGCGTAGCAAACCTGCCAAGTAGCCTGTACCGACACGTCATCTTTGAAGACGCGGCAGGTGTCGGTATCGGTGCGACATATGACGCATTTGCCGCGTACACGCCGGTAGGTGAATGGGTTTGGATTCTGGATGATGACGATGAATGCATCCTGCCGACGCTGGCGCACTGGGTGAAGACAATTTCTCAGGAGAAGCCGGAAGTGGACGTGATCATGGTAAAGATGGATCACGGCTCCGAGTTGGGGATTCTGCCGAATGACAGCACCTGGCGCTGGGGGGTGGCCGAGGGCAAGCAGGGTTGCAGCAGTTTCATTGTGCGCCGACATACATGGCAACAGTGCAAACACGCGTTCACGCCGGGGCATTACGCCAGCGACTGGACGTTTATCAAGGCGGTATTCGATAGCGGTGCGATGGTGCACTGGCTGGACAAGGTGGCAAGTCGCACGCAGAACGGGCGGCATATGGGGGCTACTGAGTAATGGCCTACACGACGATTGAGGAACTGAGCGAATATCTGGGCATTACATCAAGCGAACATGGCGCGCTACTGAATGACGCCATCGCAACTGCCCAGGCGTGGGTAGACGCATACACGGGGCGCACCTTCGCACCGGCGGCGGATAGCACGCGCTACTTCGATGAGAATTGCTACGATGGGCGCATTCTCTATCTCGATGCGGACTTGTGTTCTGTCACAACGGTCACCAACGGGGATTCAGTCGTCATTGCCGGCACCGAGTACACGACCATGCCGCGTAACGTGTCACCGTGGTATGCGCTCAAGTTGGATAGCGCGTCAACCTATTCCTGGGACGGCATTACGGGCGAGATTGCCATTGCGGGCAAATGGGGATACAGCACAACGGTTCCGGCAGCCGTGAAGCAAGCGACAACGATTCTGGCTGCGTATCTGTACCGGCGTAAGGACAACCTGCTAGACGGCGACCGAACCATCATCGCCAGCGGCGGCACGATTCTGCCGCAAACCATGCCCGAGGACGCCGCCAAGTTGCTTGACGGTTACAGGAGCATCGTATGAGCTGGGCGACCACGTTGGCGGCGTTGACAGGGCTTACGGTCACAGGCGTCAAGCGTACCTACACCTACCAGCCGCAACAGATTGGCAGCGCAGACCTACCGTGCCTGTTCCCCGCATTGCCTACGGGTGAAGGTTCGATTGCAACGTTCGGTTCAATCAGCAATCTGCGCGTGTATCGTCTCAATCTTGTTCTGGTGGTGGAACCCGTTCTTCAGTCTACGGCGCAGAGCAAATGGACAAATGCGACCGAGATGTTGGATGCATTCGCAACGGCGTTGGAAGGCGGGGTGGTGGATAGTTACACCTTGCGGGTTGAAGAGACGCTACTCGGTGATACGCCGTATGTGGCAATTGTGGCAGAGGTGGAGGTGACAGCATGACAGCACGCAAGGGGCGCTACACGCGGCTTCTGGTGAATGAATGGGACTTCAGCGGTCAGTCCAACAGTCTTGAGGTTGCATTGACCAACGGTACGCAAGACGTGACGGCGTTTCAGGACACAGGTGCGGTCAACCTGCTGCTCGATGGCGAAGGCACCATCACCCAGCAGGGGTATTTTGACAGCGGGGCATCTGCGGGAGCCGGTTACTTCGAGAAGGAGATTTACGACTCGATTGCCAACGGTGAGACACTGTATGTTGGTGCGCTGTTCGGCACCGATACGCAAGCGTGTCCTGCCTATGTTGCCCGGGCAACGAATACGGAAGGGCTGACAATCAACGCAGAAGCCGGCGGCATCATCACGGCTAACGGTTCATGGTTTCAGGGCGTTGGGATCAAGCGCGGTCTACGCGTATGGACGGGAACCTTCAGTGCAACGGGGGCGCAAACCAGCCCAGCGTACATTGACTTGGGCGCTGCTGGCGCTGACGGGGGCTTTGCGTGGCTCTGGGTGCAAACCATCACGGGCACGGCGACGAATGCATCAATCGTGTTGCAGAGCGACGATAACACCGGATTCAGCACGCCGGGAACCGAATGCACGTTCACGTTTTCAGCAGTTGGTGGGTATGAACAGGCGATCAGTGGAACGGTTGACCGTTACGTGCGCCTGAATTGCAGTAGCATGGGCGGCGCAACGTCGTTCGTTGTGGTGTGTGTTGCCGCGGTGAGCGGCGTAACGTACTAAGGAGGTTTCACAATGGCAGCACGTAAAGGGCGGGGCAATATTGATTTCAGTTTCAATTCGGTTGCGCTCGAGAGTTACACGACGCAAGCCGAATTGAGCATGGTGGTTGACCGGATCGAGACAACGCATTTCGCAAGCACGGGTGCCGAGTCCATTGCCGGTGACACGACCTACACCATCAGCCTGAGCGGTGATTGGGACACGGCGCTTGACACGGCGCTTGCTCCTGAGGCGATTACCACGGGCACGCGCCGCACGGCGGTTCTCGTAGTGACCGGATCGTCCACGGCAGTGACATACACGTGGACAAGCCTGGCGGAGGTCGCATCGTACTCGATCAGCGCAGACGCAAGCGGCAAGATCACGTTTC